GGTTTACGCCTATAAGCGTTGCTGCGGATGGATGAGCAGAGAAGGTTTTAACTTTGTTAAACCAATTAAAGAAACAAAGATGTTTTCAACTGACTTTGAAAAAGAGGGTGTTGGAATTTTATATAGTAAGGATCCAGAGCTGCAAAGCGTAGCTGAGGGAGACTTAATTGGCTTTAAGCCAGGGGCGGAATATGAATTTGTTATCGATAAAGATAGAGTTTATAGAGTACCCACCAAATCAATTACAATCAAATATGAACATCAAGGAAACGAAGAAGAATATAATCCAAGCTGGACATAGAGCAGTTGAGGAATTAATAAAGGTAGCAGGGGAAAAGATCGTTGACTCAGGCGATGATATATCAGCTGACAGACTTAAGAATGCTGCCGCCACAAAAAAGCTCGCTATATTTGATGCCTTTGAAATACTCACTAGAATACAAGAGGAAGAAGATATGCTGAACAACAAACCTAAAGAAGAAGTTGAAAAAAAAGCTTTTCAAGGGTTTGCTGAAAAACGATCTAAATAATGTACGAGCAATCGTTATATAGTATAGTAACCCCTATTAAATTAACCACAATATCCAGGTTAAATAAAACAAAAAAATGGGAGTACGGTTATAACAAGGAACACGATATAGTTGTTATAAGCAAGACGGGTCAAATAGGCGAAGTATATAATATACAAGGGCTAAAAATAGCATTACCTAAAGCTCCGTCTAAAATAGACAAAACTAATAACAAATGGAAAGCCGAAGAATACCCTAAAGAATTAAAGCAAATACAAAGCGTATTTGAGTGGAGGGAATACCCTGAGGAATTTCAGAATAAATGGGAACCATATATAGATGAACAATTCAAAAACAGGGACGAAGGCCATTGGTTCAATAATAAAGGCGTGGCTACTTACATTACTGGCACTCACTTTATGTACTTGCAGTGGAGTAAGATTGACGTTGGGAGACCAGACTTTAGGGAAGCCAATAGACTATTCTTTATCTTCTGGGAGGCTTGCAAAGCAGACAACAGGTGTTACGGCATGTCTTATCTCAAGAACAGACGTTCAGGTTTTTCGTTTATGGCTTCAGGAGAGACGGTCAACATGGCCACAATATCAAGTGATGCACGGTTTGGGATATTGTCCAAATCTGGCTCCGATGCGAAGAAAATGTTCACGGATAAAGTCGTACCCATATCTGTCAATTATCCGTTCTTTTTCAAACCGATACAAGACGGTATGGACCGACCAAAGACCGAATTGGCCTACAGAATACCGGCCTCGAGGCTTACAAGAAAATCGATTCAAAACAAACAAGACCAAGAGCTACTCGAAGGACTTGACACGACCATTGACTGGAAAAACACAGGAGACAACTCCTATGACGGAGAGAAACTAAAACTACTAGTACACGACGAAAGCGGAAAGTGGGAGAGGCCAGATAATATATTAAATAACTGGCGAGTAACAAAAACGTGTTTACGTTTGGGCTCTAGGATCATCGGCAAGTGTATGATGGGTTCAACCTCGAATGCTTTAGATAAAGGGGGAGCTAATTTTAAAAAGTTATATGGAAATTCTAATGTAACAAAAAGAAACAGGAACGGACAAACAGCATCTGGTTTATATTCTTTATTTATTCCAATGGAATGGAATTACGAGGGTTTTATAGATGAGTATGGTATGCCTGTATTTAACACGCCTAAGGAAACAGTATTGGGTCCATTAGGGGACGTTATAGACGTCGGAGTTATAGAACACTGGGATAATGAAGCAGATGGTTTAAGAGGAGACCAGGATGCTTTAAATGAATTCTATAGACAGTTCCCACGCACAGAGGAGCACGCTTTCAGGGATGAAACAAAAAACAGTATATTTAACTTAGTTAAGATATACGAGCAAATAGATTACAACGAAGATCTTGGTAATACAAATGTAGTTACTACTGGCAATTTTCAGTGGGCTAACGGCATTAAAGATTCAACTGTTATATTTACACCAAATCCAAGTGGAAGATTTAAAATATCATGGGTTCCAAGCGGTGCTTTACAGAATAAGCAAATAGTAAAGAATGGATTAAAAAGCCCAGGCAATGAGCACATGGGTGCATTTGGCTGTGATAGTTATGATATATCTGGAACAACAGATGGTCAAGGTTCCAAAGGAGCTTTGCATGGGTTAACTAAATTCAGTATGGAGGATCATCCAGTTAATACTTTCTTTTTAGAATATATTGCTAGACCTCAAACTGCTGAAATATTTTTTGAAGACGTATTAATGGCATGCGTATTTTATGGAATGCCTATACTAGCAGAGAATAATAAGCCTAGGTTATTGTACTACTTTAAAAGAAGAGGATACAGGGGTTATTCAATGAATAGACCAGACAAGCTTTGGAACAAGTTATCAGTAACTGAAAGAGAAATTGGCGGTATGCCTAACTCGAGTGAAGATATAAAGCAAGCTCACGCAGCGGCTATCGAAACGTATATTGACAAACACGTTGGTTTACAATCAGATGGACAATATGGAGCAATGTATTTTAATACAACGCTAAACGATTGGGCAGGATTCGATATAAATAAACGAACAAAGTTTGATGCAGCAATAAGTTCAGGGTTAGCAATAATGGCTTGTAATAGACATTTATACTACCCAAGACCTCAAGTAGAAAAGAATAAAATAAATTTAAAAATAGCTAAATACACCAACACTGGTGGTTTATCAAAAATAATGAAAAAATAAAAATATGGCTACCACTCCTATAACAAGTTATTTTCCAAGCCAAATAGCTAGTGACCAAGAAAAAATGTCATTAGACTACGGGACCACTATTGGTAGAGCTATAGAAAATGAATGGTTTAGTTCCGATAATGGAAACGGCAGGTTCAAAAGTAACCAAGCAACCTTTCATAATCTTAGATTATACGCTCGAGGAGAGCAGCCAATTCAAAAATATAAAGATGAGTTATCAATTAATGGGGATTTATCATACTTGAATTTAGACTGGAAGCCTGTACCAATTATACCTAAGTTTGTAGATATAGTTGTTAACGGAATTTCAGACAGACAATTTGACATAAAAGCATACTCTCAGGATCCATACGGTGTTGAAAAAAGGACTAAGTATATGGAATCTCTTATTAGAGATATGCAGACTAAAGAATTAAATGAATTTGCTAAAGCAGAATTTGGGGTTAATTTATTTGAAAACAACCCTGAAGATTTACCTAAAAATAAGGAAGAGCTAGATTTACACATGCAACTAAGTTATAAGCAGCAAGTTGAATTAGCAGAAGAGCAGGCTTTAAATGTTTTATTAGATGGTAATAAATATGATTTAACTAAAAGACGCTGCAATTATGATTTAACCGTAATAGGTATTGGAGCTGTTAAAAACACTTTTAGCAAAGCAGAAGGAGCTTTAGTTGATTACGTGGACCCTGTAAATTTAGTATGGTCTTATACGGATTCTCCGTATTTTGATGACATATATTATGTAGGAGAAGTTAAAGCAGTTCATTTAAACGAACTTAAAAAAGAATTCCCTCATTTAACTAATGATGATCTACAAAAAATAGCAGGTCAAAATACAAGCAACAATGGCTTTTATGACAGAACCCTTAGTAATTCGGATTATGACGATTCAAATACTGTTCAGGTTCTTTACTTTAATTACAAGACTTTTTCAAATGAAGTTTACAAGGTTAAGGAAACCGCTACAGGAGCAGCTAAAATAATTCCTAAAACAGATGAATTTAATCCACCTGAAGAATTATATGAGGAGTACGGGATAACTAAGCTATCTAAATCTTTAGAAGTTGTTTATGAGGGAGTAAAAGTTTTAGGCGGGGAAATGCTTAAATGGGAATTAGCAAAGAATATGATTCGACCTAAAAGTGATTACACTAAGGTTAAGATGAATTATAGCATCGTAGCGCCTAGAATGTATAGGGGTAGAATAGAATCAATAGTAAGCCGTATAACCGGTTTTGCGGATATGATTCAATTAACGCACTTAAAGTTACAACAAGTAATGTCAAGGATGGTTCCTGATGGTGTTTATCTTGATGCTGATGGTTTAGCAGAAGTAGATCTTGGTAATGGAACTAATTACAATCCGCAAGAAGCGCTTAATATGTTTTTTCAAACAGGTTCTGTTATAGGTAGATCGTTCACTCAAGATGGTGATATGAATCCTGGTAAAGTGCCAATACAAGAAATTACAACTGGAGCTGGCGGTCAAAAAATGCAAAGTTTAATCGCTAACTATAACTATTACATGCAAATGATCCGTGATGTAACGGGTCTCAACGAAGCAAGAGACGGCAGTACCCCAGATGCTAGAGCTTTAGTTGGTGTGCAAAAAATGGCCGCAGCAAATTCTAATACAGCAACAAGACATATATTGGACGGTAGCTTGTATCTAACGTCAGATTTATGCGAAGGATTATCATTAAGGATATCAGATATACTAGAATACTCACCTACAAGGGAAGCGTTTATACATAAGATAGGTAATCAAAATGTGGCAGTGCTTGAAGAAATGAGTGATCTATACTTATATGACTTCGGTATATTTATTGAGCTTCAACCAGACGAAGAGCAGAGAGCGGTTCTTGAAAACAACATTCAAGCTGCTGTTCAAAGTGGTCTTATAGACTTATCTGATGCAATCGATCTACGCGAAATTAAAAATATTAAGTTAGCTAACCAGTTACTTAAATTGCGTAGAACAGAAAAGCAAATGAAGGATCAGGAAATGCAACAGCAGAATATACAGGCTCAAGCTCAAGCAAATGCTCAGGCTCAGGAAGTGGCTGCTCAAGCAGAGATACAAAAAGGTCAAGCCTTGATACAACAAAAGATTGCATTAGAACAAGCAAAGGCAGAAATAGACCATCAAAAGCTTATGAGGGAAGCCACACTTAAGAAAGAATTGATGCAATTAGAATTTGAAATGAATATGCAGCTTAAAGGCATTGAAGTTCAAGGTCGAAAATCTGAAGCAACAGATAAAGAAGATAGAAAAGACGAAAGAACTAAGCTACAAGCTACACAACAGAGTGAATTAATAAATCAAAGACAGAATGATTTACCTCCAAAAAACTTCGAATCCAGCGGAAACGATATACTTAGCGGAGATTTTAACTTAGGTTCCTTTGGGCCTAGGTAATAATAATAATAACAATTATATAATATTTTATCATGGCAGAAGAACAAGAACAAGAAATTCCTGTAGTAGCGGAAGCTCCTCAAGAGGAACAAAAACCATTGTCGTATGATGATGGCGTCATTAGAGTTAATCTAGACGAATTAAAT